AGCTATGGAATCAATAACTTGCTGACCTCTTTTGGTGGTTTTTCTGAGATAGGTTATTTCTATTTGAACTTGCAAATTCGCTTCATCCAACGCTTCTTTTAGATCTAATTTTTCGACCCAGTTTTCACCTACTGCTGCGGCGATAACATCCCCACCTTTACCTTCAGGCATAAATTTTATTTTTCTAACCTGATTAACTTCAACCAAAGACCTTTCACTTGAAGGATTCTCTACAGCACTGCCTTTTACTGGAGCACCTATTTTTATACTTTTGACTGGAGCGTTTTGTAATTGACGAAATGCTTCTTCTGTTGGTTTATCCTGCAGTATTATCTCCGATGACGAATCAAGAACACCTGCGCCTTTAAGTAACCAGTTAAGATGAGTCTCTAAATCTTTAGATCGTAAAGCACTAGACTGCATCATCACTATATGATTTCCATAAACTCCAAAATAAAGAAAGGAGTCAACAAACTCTCTTTTCGCACCATCAACCTGCTCTTCGCCTTCTTCATCTTTATCGCTTGAAATAGCTATCTGACTAGAGGTTATAGACTTTATGTTATAAAATGACACATCCCCATTCATCGTAAGTAATGCTTGGCTTCTGCCTTTTTCGAAGGAAATCAATTGACCAAAAAATAAGGTTTTAAAGTTTGTACTTTTGTTAATGAATCTTGCACCGCCTGAGTCATCCCCAGGAACTAGATATTCTTGTCTGTGATCAACCTTTTCAAAGGCACCTCCAACGCCTACTGCATCTTCGAGTATCGTTTGCAATGATGAGCATGAGTTTTTTATGACAGCCCTTTTGTAGTGCACTGCTTTTTGTTTACTTTCGCCAGCCATTCAGACTCCATTGGTATTAGACTAATCTTAAAATCAATCAATCATAAATGTTTAACTGTTGGCTGGTTAGCTGTAATTATGATCAGTTATATGACTGTATAAAAACACAGCACTGTTTTTTTGGCAAGTTGATAGAAGGAACCTATCTTGAAATTTTTTTAAGAAATTGATAATTAAATAAATTTATGATGATGTGTGAGTCTAATTTGATCTTATTAACGCTATTACATTAGTAGACTTTAGTCGCTGGCTAACTCACATGATTCTAATCAATAAGCCTTAAAGCCTTTAAAAATCGCCTGCTCAATTGCTTCCATCAGCGGGCCAATCCTCCGAACGTACGCCGGTCCTATAATCGGTCTCGGTGGTATGCGTTCAGTACCGACCTCCTGCCAGAGCCCGATGTCACTTTTGATCCCGACGATGGCAGCTAGCCCTACAACTTCACTCTCGATTGAGTCTCTGAGCTCGCCAGAACGCAGTAGTGGCTCGTCTTCGGAGTAACCTTGCCGAACACGATCGGCTTTGGTCGATTCAGCTAGCGGAGCCCAGGCATCAAACGGCCCGTAAGCCGGCTGGTACACGCCAATTTCTTCTTTCGCCATTTCCTCAATCTCTTTGACAATGGCATGGAAACCCAGCTCAAGCTCAGCGGCGATTTTGGCTGAGGCAGACGACAGTTCTCTCGCAAACTGCTTAAGGTCCATCACTTACCCTCCTCCCACCTGCCCGTGTTCCAGTTATAAGCACCGCCCTCAAGCTCGCCAATGACCACACCCATGGCAATGCGCTCATGGGGCATCAGCGCTGTCAGGCTGGGAAAAATAACGCTGAACGGAACCCCGGACTTCATCAGCCAGCACTGGTTAATGAACCCGGGGTTCCGTGCGAGTTTTTTGCAGCGGTCTCCGTGGCCTCATCTTCTTCCTCTTTCGACTTTTCACGCAGCCAGGCGCTCACCGCTTTAAGCCCGCTTTTACCGAGGATGGCCAGCATGCTCTCAATCTGTTTCGGGTTCTGTGGCACCGGATATTCGTCCCCGTCAATGTCAGCAACCGCCGCAACCGGAAAGGCATACATGTTCATGTACATCACGTTGATGGCCATTTCCGGGCCGACCGCAACCGTCAGGCGGGATTCCTGCACCGGGTCCAGCTCGCGCAGGGTAATGATGCGCCCACCAGCATCCCTGACCTGATTTAATTTCACCGCAGATTCCGCCACTGCGGGCGGTGATGTTTCATGCACTCTGACCTGCACCATTGTTTATTCCTCAGTTCACTTTTTTACGGCGGTTTGCCGTCCATGACAGGGTCTGGTTCACTGTCTTCTCGCCCTGCTTGTTACCGGCATCGGTCAGGTGGAACGATACCCCTTCATACCGGTACACGCTGACCGTGCCATCCGCTTCGGTGATGGTTTCGGTAATGGTGCCGCGGGGCTGATCGATGCCGTTGTAGTAGTTGTCTTCCCACTTCGCCCAGAAGTCATCGAGCGTGGCATCCATACGCTCAGCGGTGATGGTGCCATGCCAGCCGACCGGGATTTGCAGCTCATCGGTGATGCCATTCAGGGGGGTGATTTTCTGCGTTGAAACCTGCGGCTTTGAGTCAAAGCTCATGATTTTGGGAATACGCAGCCTGCCCGTGGGCGTATTGATATCGACCGCAATGTCGCGGCCTACGGTATAGCCAAGAGTTGGCATGGGTTATCTCCGGATTAAGAGTGCCGCAGCCGTTAGCGGGATGAGTCATTTGAGACGGAGATGGACACGCTGCCACCCCCTTCAAGGTTCACCAGGAAATAGCGTACAACGTTCAGGTATTTCACCTGCACATCGGCCGTCATGTAGCCCAGCGCAACGCGGGAATCCGGGTTGTTCGTCGCATCGAGGCGCACCGCGAAAGCCGGCCCGCCATTCGGATCACCAATCATTTTCAGCGTCTCAAGATTCGACAGGAAGGACTCCAGCGTACTTTTAGTCTCCCGGCGCAGGTCTGTGGTCTGATTGTCACCCACCACGCTGCCGAAGCTCGCCGCAATGGTCAGCGACAGGAAGTTGGTCATGCGGGTGTAGGTGCCATCGCATTGCGTCGGATTGGAGGAAGTATTACGCCCTGACCGCATGCCGAAGTAATTGCCGCCCGGACAGGGATTGGTGATGACGTCGAGGCGTGCTGAATTTATGGCACCGATTTCCGGTACCGAGTAAGGTCGCCCTGCAAGCTGCCGCTCGGTGGCAATGATGCCGGGGATGCGTTTGTTGAGGGTGGAAATATGTGGTGATCGGGCTGCAATATTCGCCGCCTCGAATGTTGCCGGCGCAACCATGCGGTTGATACCGTTAGCAGTGTCCTTCCAGGATGGCCAGTCACCCACGATTAGCTTGAAATGCCAGTCGTCTACGCCTGAGCTGTTGAGTGCTTCGGAGAGGGTTTTACATCCGGCTGAAGCCGCGCCCTGCGCGATGATGTAGGCACCCTCCGAGCGGGCAAACGCTGCCATTGCGGGCCAGCACTCTTTGCCGGTCACATCAATCAGATTGATGACCTGAGAGTTAGTGCCACGCAGGGCATACATGCCTTTACGTGGTCCCTCAATGCTGTCGGTACCGAGGAGTACAGCATCGGTGATGCCGGTCGCGCCGTCAGTTCCACCGCTGAACGTGACCTCTTTAACCGCAGCCTGGGCAGGCGCTTCAGATTCGGTAATCGTCGCCCGCACCAGCTGGCTGGGACCCCGGATATTCATCTGGCCCTGATTCACCGCTTCAGCCATGGCTTTCCAGAGCGCATCGCCTTCGCCCGTAAGGTTATCGAACACCTCAGCACTAATTCCCGGCAGACTGATGGTCAGCTTTTTCGAGTTAACCGCGGTTCCGCTGCCGATGCCCGCGATAATACGGTTTCCACGCGTCCCGCTGTAGAGTGCCGCCAGCTGCAGAGCTGACTTACCGGCCTTTTCACAGAGCCGGCCACTGGCAGGCGTGTCGCGGCCATTGGTGACGCGAACGCAGTTCAGGTTTGAGGCACCCAGCTGAAGTGAAATGGCAACGGCCGTGGATAAGTCGTACGTCCGTTCTTTCGGCGTGCCCAGAAAAAATGCAAGATCGTTATCTGAGCTGATGCGAAAAGCGCTGTTAACCGGCCCCCAGCTTGCCACACCCACCAGCCCCAGCCCGTCGGTCGGCACGCCGTTAATATAACGCGCTCGTGGCGGAACAACCTGGACGTAAAGGTCAGGTGCCGTTAATGCAGACGTGTTGAGGTCGCCGGTTGAATAGATCGGCATGAATAAATACTCCGGATTAATGAGCTGATGCTGAAATGAAAAGGTGTTACCGCGTGGTCTGCTGCCCGTTAAGGGTAACAACGGTCCGGGTAACTTCTGGTGCAGTCAGGGTCTGCGTTATGGCGTAATTAACGCTGAAAATCAGGTCGCGCCGGTAAACATGCCAGTTTTCCGACCTGTCCGAATCGAACTGTCGGGCGTAAAGCAGCTGCGCGGGCGCGCCATCGTCAAGATCGATGTGACACTGCTCAGACAGAGCAACATCAATGGCACTGCCGATCCGGTTTCTGAGCACAGGTGTGGGTGCCCAGACGGTAATCTGAAAATCTTTTATCTGCCTGCGCAACTCCCTCACCGCCGTGCCTGCGGTCGTCACGAGAGCCTTAATATGCTTAACCATAAGGACACACACTTTGCTGCCCACTATGAATGACAGCGGTAACAATACAGTGAGTGAGTGAACCACCTGTGCAGCCGTGGTTCCCGCTCTGAACTGAAAGCTGAATTCCTTTTCATCAAGGCTTACCCGCACGTTAGTGAACGCCGAAGCCACACCGTAGACGCCTATCAAGCTGCCGTTTACGGTAATCTGAAGGGAGGGTCTGCCTTTCGCAATGACCCGACAGGGCCTGCCCAGCGCACTACCAATTTTACGTTCTGCCGGTAATGGCCATACAGAGATGTGAACGCCGCCCTTCCCGATATCCTGCTGTAAGTCGCCAGACACTGGCCAGCCTGGATAGATTTTCACCGCAGCATTAACGATGCCGGGTAACTGAATGCCGCCGGGATACACCACGTCAGCGACCCGCCTTGCCAGGAAATGTGAGACATCATCGACGCTGGCCATGTTATACAGTCACCTGTAAAGCAGTGAACCGCCAGCCCATGGCTGTCAGTTCGGTGCCGCTGATGACATAACGATGACCCGTATCATCCGTCACAAAGTCCCCCGTATGCACAGGCAGCTCCCTGTACGCTGGCATCAGGATGTTATGCCACGCGCTGCGCACTTCACCCGGTAACTTCAGCGGGCTGTGCTCACCGCCCCGGCTCAGAATAATACTGGCTGGCCAGCCGGACATGATGAGCGTTTCATTCGCGACGGTGGTGCCACCGTACTCCTTAAGCCCGGCACCGGAACCCGCCTGACAGGTACGGCTGATACTGACGAGCCGCTCAGATCTGACACACAGGATGGGTTGTAACAGCGGCAGCGCTGCCACGTAAAATGTACCTTCTGCTGAGACCAGAATATCGCCCACTTCAAATCCCGCCGCATCAAAGATCCCAATGCGGGTGGCCAGACCAAAGCGCGCCGCCCGCATGTAGCCATAATCGGTGATGAATGACGCAGTGAGCTGTTGCAGCGGTTCTCCGTTTAAAGGGCTGAATGGTGACGTCGCACGGTAATGACGGGCCATACTGCCCAGACGTTTCGTCGCCTTACCGTTACCTTGGTTCACCTTCGCGGCCAGTTGATACGCGTCCATGTCAGCACCGGGTAACGGGTGTAGTGCCATTGCCCAGCGACGGTCCCGGTGGAATACCGAGCAGTCCGCACAGCTGACGTCGCCACTGATTGTAGAGACGCGTGCGGTCTGACACTTCTGAGCGGTTTCGCTGCCAGACAGCAGCCTTATCCGTATCAAGATTGTCTGCCGCACGGGCAATACCACTTTCCAGACCTGCCAGCGTCGCCAGATAGTTCACCACAATGGCTTCCTCTTCAGCCCGGAGCGAAGCCAGCCGGTGCGCCAGCGTCTGGTACCGACCTGACGTGACCAGCGCATAAGCCGCATCACTACGGTCGTCCGGCAACGCGTCACCCGTCATGGGATAGCCCATATAGCGGCGTGCGTCGGCAAGCTGCTTTAGAGTCAGCATGGGTTACCTCTTCAGGGGACGTTCTCGCTTAAGCGACTGCGCGGGGTTAACCGAGCAGTAAACAGGTGTGTTCCGGTTTAATGTTCTGACAGCCCCATGCCGCGGCGATTTCATAGCGCACACGGCGGTACTGTTTGTACATGGAGACTTCGAACGACATGTTGGTGCGCGGGTCGGTGATCATGATGCGGTCATCCGCCATATCACCTTCTTCCGGTAATGCAGGTGCCCGGGTAGCCAGAATGATGGCTGAGCGGCTGAAGGCAAAATTGGCAACAAATTCACTGACAACGTCGAATTTGGTTGTAGCTTTCACATCCTCCAGCAATCCCGGCTCATTAATAATGATGGCTTCCCCTGGTGTTACGTAAGCTACTACATATTTATGTTTACCCAGCAGCACAACACTCCCCGGACTGACAGAATCAGGGATATCAGGTTTTGTATTGGGGCTTGTAGCAGCCACAGGGATGATCACGGATCCACCCTCAAGGTCGTCACCGACAGACAGTTTTTCTGCTTTTGCACCCGTGTTTTCTGCCACACCCGCCGATTCACGCAGGGTAAAGCCATGCAGTTCGAGCAGGGTACCCTGTGCACGCAACGCTGTGGTACCTGCTTCGTTGGCTTTGGTCAGCTGCGCCATGGTGCGTAATGCCGCACCCGCAGTGGTATCAATGACGCACTGCAGATCGCTGAGTGGCGCACCATTGTCGGTGAGAATTTTACGCACCTGCGCCGTGTCGGTAAGCGTGTCTTTGAATGGTGTTTTACCCGCTTCCCCCGCTGCACGAGACGCACGGCAGAAGAGCTGACCGAGGTCAGCTTCAATTTCATTGACCAGCGTGCGCATTGCCTGGGTGACCTGGTCGCGGCGGATACCGTGATAACCAGGACCTGATTTAATCCCTTTCTGCTGCTCACCTTCCCAGCGGAACGGCACCATGCGGGATTTCGTGATGGCCAGCGGCACGTTGCCAATATCCTGGTCACCGTCATCCGGTGGCAACTGGCCAGGTTTCACATCTTCAGCTTCTGAGGCAGGAGTCACAGGAATACGGATCGGCTGATTGAGTGCCGCGCGCTCTGCGGTTGCGTCGAGTGTAATGGATGGGATAAACCCGCAGAGCTCGCGGGATACAATGTCCAGCGACTGATAGAGGTCGGGAATGAGTTGGGTAAGGGTATTAGCCATTCAGGGAGGTCCTGTTAATCGGTAATCTGCACACCCGCGCACGCTCTCGCACTCTGCTCCTGAGGGCTGAGGGATTCAAACTGTTCACGGGTAAGCGTGTTGGGGTTGGTGTGGCCATTGCCGCCGCCGGAACCGCCGCCTGATGCACCGGTGCCTTTGAGGATCTGATCTTTATACGGGTAGTGTTCAACGAGAATACTCAGCGCTTCATCAAAGCAGGCTGCTTCGCCGGGTTTGATCGCACTGAAGATTTTGTTTCCTTCGCGGTCAAATGCCGTGATGGCATCATCAACTACCTGAAAATTGCTGCCGAAGCGGGCTTCCACCAGGTCAGCCGGAATACTCATCTTCTCGGC